GGGTGGGGCGTCCACACCACCCCCCAGAAAGGACACCTCATGGACTTCGAGCGCATCACCGGCCCCGTCGGATCGGCCCTCGACATCACCCACCTCTACGGAGAGGACTCACCCGTCGTGTCCCGCTGGTGGCTCCACTTCCCTCACATGGCCCCGAACGAGTGGTGGGTCTGCATGGTCGCCCACCTACGCCCCACCGAACACGACCTTGCCGAACCCTGGGTCACCACCACCCGAGCCACCCACCAGCTCCTCATCACGGGCCTGGACCCCACCCTGGACCCCCACGTCGACGACCCCGACACCTGGGCACTCATGGTCCCCCCACCGGTAGATATCCAGTTCGAGGTCCCCGACGACGACGAAGCCGAAGTGGTCGGCCGCCTGTCAGCCACCGCCCTCGTCGAGGGGGCCATCTCCCCATTCGACCCCGAAGGCTGGCAGCAGGGCATCCACCGCTACTGCTCCCAGGTCCACAACCCCATCCCCACCCACCAGCGAGCGAACAGGTTCAACTAATGCGCCACGACGACGACCGAACCCCCACCACCACCACCGAACCCGAGTGGTACTACCTGCACGTCACCCCCACCGACCGAGGGTGGGTCGTCAACGAGCACACCCCCGACGACACCTACTACCGGCAGGTCACCCCACCCATCGGACGGGACGCAGCCATCCGCTACGCCGCCGTCATGGCCCACGCCGAGTACGACTGGGAAGTCCACCTGCGGGTCGACGGCTAGGGTCCCCCCCGGTACCCGATCGTGCCCAGAGGAGGGTGGACGTCCCACGGGGCGCACCGCGGTACGATCAGGCACCCCCCGCCCCCTAGTACCCCGACCCCCACGAGGGCGGGACTAGGGGGCACCCCAGGACCGCAGTAAGGTGACCTCATGGCCCCCACCGGTCGCCCATCCAAGATCGACCAGGTTGTCAAGACCCGCCCCGACGGAACCACCCTCACCGCCGGACAACAGGTCATCGACCGCGTCCAACTCGGTCTCGACCTCCAAGCATCCGCCGACTCAGCAGGCATCTCCCGGGCCACCCTCCACAAGTGGCGACTCCGAGGAGCACGCCACCGAGCCGACCAGACCCAAGGCCGAAAGGTCCCCACCGCCGACCTCCGCTTCGTCGAGTTTGTGGACGCTCTAGAAAGGGCCGAGGCCGAAGCCGAAGCGAACCGGCTGGCGATCATCCAGGGGGCAGCCCAGGGTGGGCACGAGGTCACGAGGGTGACGGTCAAGACGAACCGGGACGGGCAGGTCCTCGAACGCACCGAGGTCCGTGAGACGTTGCGACCGGAGTGGACGGCAGCGGCATGGTGGTTGGAGCGTCGGAAGCCGCACAAGTACGCCCGCCGCCTGGAGGTGTCCACTGCGGAGTCGTTGGTCAGCGCGGAGGACGGTGCCCGGGTACTCGCGAACGAGCTTCGGGACTACCTGCAAGGGGTGGAGGATGGGCGAGCCCAGGCCGAAGCGGACGCCTAAGACCCAGGTCCGACTGGACGAGGACGTCGCTGAGGTACTGGTGCGGGCTGCGGAACGGTCGGACCGGTCGGTGTCGGCCGAGGCAAACCAGTGGCTGCGTCGTGTCCTGGGGGCACCCCCCATGCCCGGTGCTGGTGGGGGTCGGGCGTCGGTCGTTGCTGCGGGGACCCGGTGTAAGCATCCACCCGGTCGACGGATCGGGAACGCCTGCGCAGCGTGCGGCAAGCGGTTCTAGGTGCTCCCCGCCGAACTGGATGACCCGGTGGCTGACCTGGCTGCCCTCATGGTCGCCGCTACCCCCGAGCGGTTGGAGGCGTTCGCGTCGGAGCTGGCCCCGGACCAGTTGCAGCTCCTCGAACACGCCATGGCGGAACACCTGGCCGCGGGGTGGCGTGCGTCCCCGGCGACGATGGCCGCACACCTGGACCCTCAGGGGTTCCAGTCGTGGCGGTACCTGCGCTTCCTGGCGAAGGCGTTCGTGCGGGCCACCACCGGGGAGTCCCCGAGGCAGATATGGAACCTGCCGTCCCGCATGGGGAAGACGACCCTGCTCCGGTGGGGTGTGACGTGGGGCCTGGACCTGGTCCCCCGGTCGAGGTGGATCTGGACCACGTACGGGGACCGGCTGGCCCACGAGTCCGCCGTCGCCATCCGAGACCTGCTGCGGATGCACTCCGACGTGCTGCGCGCCGAGCTACGGGCGGACCGGCAGAAGGCCGACCGGTTCGTGACCGACGAGGGTGGTGGCCTCCTGGGTGCGGGCATCAACGCGTCGATCGTCGGGTTCGGTTGCGGTGACGGTGGTGGTCTCATCATCGACGACCCCATGAAGAACTGGCAGGAGGCCCACAGCGAGACGGCACGTCAGCGGGTGTTCGACCAGTACCTGGGCACCCTGCGCCACCGGCTGGACCAGGAGTCCGCTCCGATCATCGTGTGCCATGCCCGGTGGCATGAGGACGACCTGTCGGGTCGGCTCATCCAGTCCACCGTCGACGAGACGGGCGAGGACTGGGAGGTGGTGGCCCTGCCTGCCATCGCGGTCGGGGGCGACCCCCTGGGGCGTGAACCGGGTGAGGTGCTGGAGCAGGAACGCATGTCGTTGGAGTCGGTCAAGGCCAGGCACCACGCCATGGGGTCCTACCTGACGGCCGCTCTCGAACAGCAGGAACCTGCCCCACCCGAGGGCAAGGAACTGCTGCGGGAGTGGTTCGTGATCGGGGACCAACTGCCGGAGGCCCCGGACCGTGCGATCACCAGTTGGGACCTGAAGCTGAAGGACAACGAGCGAGGCGACTACGTGGTGGGGCAGTGCTGGTGGACCGTCGCCGGTGGGTTCTGGTTGATGGACCAGGTGCGAGGCCAGTTCGACCACGCCACCACGGCAAACGCCATCGCCCTCCTGTCGGTCCGTCACCCCGAGGCTCGGGAACACCACATCGAGGCCGCAGGGGCCGCCCCCGAGGTCATGGCGACCCTCCGCAAGCCCCAGACCGACTACGTGGTGTCCGACGCGATGGCTCGACGCCTGGCGATGTCCCCCGACGAGCGGGACCTGGTGGCCCAGCACCGTCGGCGAGGGATGGCGAACCTGCTCCCCAACCCGGCGAGGGGCGACAAGTCCGTGCGCGCCAGGACGTACATCGCACCCGAGGCCGAGTCGGGCCACGTCAGGTTCCCAGCGGACGCCACCTGGCTACCGGCTCTCATGGACGAACTCGCAGCGTTCCCCGAGGCGGCGCACAACGACCAGGTTGACGCCATGTCCCAGGCGTTACAGAAGATCGGGAGGGGCGCTGCAACCGCTAAGGCCGCCCAGGGGTCCCTGGGGACGCCAGGGGCGGCGGCTCGGGCTGCTTCGTCCCAGTTGGGCGGCACCCCCCCACCCAGACCCGCAGGTCGCGCTAGGGCGTCAGCCCCTCGGGGGGCTATTCGGAGGAGCTGACGGGGTGTGGTCACACTGGGGACAGCACTTGCCGTCCCGCTCACACCACTCCCAGGTGGACCCGCACTTCCGGCAGGGGTGTTGGGGTACTCCGAGCAACGTGTCCACGTCGCGACGGTAGCGCTAGGGTCGAACCGGTGCTGAGACGTGACACACCCCGGGCAACGACGGCCGTGCTGGTCACGCTCGCGCTGCTGCTGTTCGCCCCGGCCCTGGCAGTGGTGGCTGAGGTGGGTCCCAGGGTGTTGGCCGAGCCGCGAGGGTTGGGCCTGGTGGCCGCCGACGAAGCCCAGGCCATCGCCGTCCTGGTGGAGATCGACCGGCGCACTCAGGAGCAGGTGGTGAACTGGGACGCCCGAGAAGCGTGCGCTGAGACGGCGTGGAACCCGTGGCTGCACGCCGCGGTCAACCACCTGCTGACCACCCAGTTCGCTGACGCCGCGGCCCGGTTCCGAGAGCAGTACGCGACGGGTCTGGTGCGCTGCTACCTGGGGGACATGGGGAACGCCAGTGAGGGACTGACACCGGCCCGCTCCCTGCTTCGCGAACTGGAAGCCCGAGCGGAGTAAGGTCCTGCCATGACTCGACGCACCCTCCCCCTCGTGGTCGGCATCGCCGTCCTCGTCTCCTCCGTGCTCGCCTTGCTCATGCTGACCGTCGTGTCAGTCGAAGCCAGGTCGGACCTCACGATCCCCTCATACGGGGTGGTCCGTGGGGCAGAAGGCAGTACCGCCACGGTCGGTTCGGTGGACGTACCCGCCTCGCTCCAGGGCCTGCCCTGCCAGGTCGAACTGATCGGGCAGAACAACGAGTCCACCCACCCGGACAACGACCTCACGGTCAAGACCGGAACCCAGACCGAGACGTTCACCGACATCGAGTCCGTGGCGTTCGGGTCGGGGCAGGTGGACGGCACGATGGTCCTGGGCGGGGTCGTGGTCCTCACCCTCACGTTCGGTCCGGACGGTGTCACGTCGGGCGGGTACGCCGTCAACTTCGACTGCGAGCCCCCGGCCACCACCACCACGAGCACGACCCCGAGCACAACCACTCCGAAGCCGCCACTGCCCCCCACCCCACCCGAGCACAACCCACCGGTCACGACCCCCCGCTACACCGGTTGATGGCTGGACCGGTACGCCTGGCCCTGGCCCGAGCGAACGTCGTCATCACTGACAGCCTGGGGAACGCTCTCGACGAGTTGACGGGCGTCCAGGTGTCGGTGCAGGACGGGACGGCCACAGCGCGGACCAACACCTTCACCGACGTCGCCACCATGACCGTCGAGGACATCAACCAGACCGGCCGACGCGCGTTCACCATCACCGGGGTCGACGGCACGGTGTGGACCCTGACCCGCAAGTGCCGGTGCGGAGGTTCATGACGCTGTCATGAGGATGTTTCCGCGGACAGGTCCAACGACCGTTCTCCCGACCGTTCTCCCGACAGTTCTCCCGATAGGTCCACCGACAGTTCTCCCGATAGGTCCACCGACAGTTCTCCCGACCGTTCTTATGATGCTGTGATGATGCTGTTTCTGGTGGACGCCCTGGCGACCTACCGACTCACCCGCCTGGTGACCGAGGACGTGGTGTCCGAACCGGTACGCGAGGCCGTCATTCGGGCGATCTACCGGCATCGAGACGGGCCGTCGAACAACACCTCCCCGTTCACCTGGTCGGACCTGGCCCTGACCGACGTGGACCCGCCTCCCCTGGCGTACCTGCTGGTCTGCCGGTGGTGTGCGTCCTGGTGGGTGGCCGTGCTCGTCGTTTGCGCCCGGCGGCTGACACCGGGTCTGTGGGCACCTGTGGCCGACGCCCTGGCACTGTCCGGTGTAACTGGGCTGCTCAGCCTGACCGAACCCGCCTAGCGCCTGGTCAGAGCCCACAACGGGCCAGCGAACAGCACGAACCCTACGGCCGCCCCGGCGATGAGCCCCCACCTGCCGGTCACGTAGATCACCGAGCCCCACCACACCGTCCCGGCCACCAGTGCGATGATGATTCCCTGCCCGTGCATCCCCGCAAGAATAGGGGGCATGGATGGCACCCACCTGGACGCTGACGGGGCTCGACGCTGCCGTGCAACTGGTCGGGAGTGCCTGTCGTACTCCGAGGCCCTGCTGCGCGCCCGCCGCAAGAACCGGGTCGAGCGCACTCACGTCGAACCTCGGGAGTGCCGTTCCTGTCACTACTGGCACGTCATCCACCTGTCCGCTACCTGGTGGTGAGGGGTGCCCCACTCTGCCCCACCCTGGGGCGGCACGGTCTACGCTTCACGTTCGGAAGCCGTCCCCGCACCAGTAGGAGCACGCACCGGTGGCTCGTCGTACGCCCCGCCAGAAGCCGAACGCCCTGGTGGCCGCCGCTACCCGCATCAGCTTGGACGATCCCAAGGTCGCAGCCAAGCAGGCGTCGAAGCGCCAGTCCTGGCAGGGGGAGGCGTGGGCGTACTTCGACGAGGTCCCCGAGGTCAAGGAGTCGGTTCGGTACCGGGGGAACCAGATGTCGAAGCTGCGCCTGTACGTCGCGGTCGACGACCCCGAGGACCCCAGTGGTGACCCCGTCGCCGCGTCGAACGAGGACTCCGGTGTCCCCCCGTCGGTAGCGGCGGCAGCGGACGAAGAACTGGACCGCCTGGCCTCCCAGGTGGGTGGGCAGCCCGAGATCCTGCGCGAGTTGGACATGAACTCCGAGATCGCCGGGGAGTGCTACCTGGTGGGGTACGGGGCACGCGCCGACACGATCACGCAGTCCGACGGCACGGCCATGACCGTCAACCGCGACGAGGACTGGCAGATCAAGTCCATCTCGGAGGTGATCGTCAAGGGCACCGGAGCGCGCACCACCTACCGGATCAAGGGCGACCCCAACGACACGAAGGGTGTCCCCCTCGACCCCGAGACCGACACCATCATCCGCATCTGGACCCGCCACCCCCAGTGGTCCGAACTCCCCGATTCGCCCATGCGTGCCCTGCTCGTCGAGTGCCGCACCTTGCAGGTCCTGACCCAGCAGGTCCAGGCCGAAGCGAACTCCCGCCAGTCGGCCGGTGCGTTCACCGTCCCCAACGAGCTGTCCTTCGGGGGACCGGACCCCACCCAACCGATCGACGGTCTGAACGACGAGGACCCCGACCCGTTCATGGACGAGTTGCAGGAGGCACTGACGTCCCCCATCGCTGACCCCAGTGCCGCGTCGTCGGTCATGCCCATGCTCATCCGCGGCCCCGGTGAGTACCTGAAGGCCGAGTTCCTGCGGCGCATCGACTTCGGCCGTGACACCTCAGAGTCGTTGGAGAAGCGCATCGACGCCCGGGTGGCGCGCATCGCCCGTGGCCTCAACCTGCCCGTCGAGAAGATCATGGGCCACCAGGACACCACCTACGCCAACGCCGCCCAGGTCGACGAGGACGAGTACAACGACTATCTGCGTCCCTCCGCTGACCAGGCCACCGAGGCCCTGTCGTTCGCGTTCCTGACCCCGCAGTTGGAAGCCAACCCGGAGGTCGGCGACGAGTGGGTGGGCGAGTTGTACATCGCCGCCGACCCGTCCGCCCTCATCAGTCAGCC